GCTGTTGCAGGTTTTGGACAAGATGAGGTCGATGTTGAAATCCAAGACGGTACATTAATCGTTAAGGGTGAAAAGAAAGACCAAACTGAAGTGGACTATTTGTATCGTGGCATTGCTACTCGTTCTTTTACCAAGTCGATTAGACTGAGTGAAAGTATTGAGGTTCGTGGTGCCCAATTCAAAGATGGTATTCTTAAAATTGCTTTAGAGAATGTAATTCCTGAGCATAAGAAACCACGCAAGATTGAATTTAGCAAAGAACTAAACTTCAGTAAACCGCAACTTCTAAACGAAGCTGCGTAACCGATGGGGTCGCAATGACCCCATTTTTGCCTCACAACTTTATTATTTTGGTGTATAATTAAATCATGTTAAAAAGAGATAAAAACTTCCGCATTTCTAAACAAACGAAACGAACAATGGCAACTTATGTTGACCCTGTTGCTCGTAACGCATATAAAAATTCAATGATTGAGGCTCAACTTTTTGGGTCACAAGTGTTTGAAAAGAAAAAGAAACGTGTGAATGAAACCGAAACTGCTTGACGCATACATGAAAACTGCGGAGACATTCGCTGAATGTTCTACCGCAAGAAGACTTCATGTTGGTGCCATTGTAGTTAAAGAAGATAGAATTATTTCTATTGGTTACAATGGTATGCCTTCAGGTTGGGATAACAACTGTGAAGATAAAGAATACATGAGCGTAGACGCAGGAGGTTGGTTAGACTCTGAAGAAATTGAAGAACGCTGGCCCTTTGAAGAAATTCAAATAATTACAAACAGTTATGGAAGTTTTGAATTAACCAGACGTTATTGTCTTAAAACTAAACCAGAGGTACTTCATGCTGAAACAAATGCGATTGCGAAACTTGCTAAGTCTAACGAATCTGGTATGGATGCTACTATGTTTATTACCCATGCTCCATGTTTGGACTGTGCCAAACTTATCTACCAAAGTGGTATTGGGAGTGTTCTATATCGCAACTCTTATCGGTCTGATGATGGCATCTCGTTTCTACAAAAAGCAGGAGTGACAGTTGAAAAAATATAGTGCAGAGGTAGTTGAGATTTGCGAGAATGGTGATGCAATATTACAATTCTCGGAAGAAATGATACAAGACCTTGGGTGGAAAGTTGATGATGTACTAAGTATAACCATGGTAGATGGTGTAGTACATTTGAAAAATATTACCAAACATCCAGATTTATTTAAGGATTAATTATGGCCAAGAAAAAAGTGAAAATAGAATTATATGAACAAGCACCTTACATACAAGGATATAATTCTGCAATAGCTGAAGAAGAATTTTATAATCCATATGGTGATGTTGAAAATGCAGAAGCAGATGCAGAAGATTATGCTCGTGGTTATGAAAACGGATTAGAGGTAAAATAAGTATGTTAGTTATGCCAGATACTATGATTGGTAAACCAGTAGGTTTTACCTGTTCAACTTTTGATTTACTTCATGCGGGTCACATTCTTATGTTGGCTGAATGTAAACAAGTGTGTGACTACTTGATTGTTGGTGTTCAAAGTGACCCAACGATTGATAGACCAGGTGTTAAAAACAAACCAGTACAGTCTATAGTTGAACGATATGTTCAACTCTCTGCGGTTAAATTTGTAGATGAAATTATTGTTTACAATACTGAAAAAGACCTTGAAGATATGTTAATGTTCTTGCCTATTAGTGTTCGCATTATTGGTGAAGAATATAAAGACAAAGATTTCACAGGTAAACAAATCTGTGAAGACCGTGGTATTAAAGTTTGGTACAACTCTCGTTCACACCGATTCAGTTCTTCTGAATTGAGACAACGCACTTACCAATCAGAGATGAATAAACAAGTGAGTAAAAAAGATGAGTAAAACTTTTACTGATGTTAAAATGTTTATGTTGGCTTCAGGTCAAACAATAAACACAAACAACGAAGAACAAGCACAATTGTATCATCGTTTAATCAATGAAGAATACAATGAATTTATTGTTGCAAGAAATCAAAAAGATGAAGTTGAAACTTTAGATGCCTGCTTCGATATGGTGTGGGTGATTATTGGTTATATGTTATCAAAAGGTTATGATATTGAAGGCGCATGGGATGAAGGCGCAAGAAGTAACCTTGCCAAAATTGATGACGTTACAGGCAAAGTTTGGAGGCGTGCTGACGGTAAAGTTTTGAAGCCAGAAGGTTGGCAGAAACCAGACTTCAGCAAGTTTACCTGTAAAACTATTGCACTCGACACCAAAATCTGATATAATACAATTTGTTTTTAATATGAAAGAGAATATGAACATTCGTGAAATTGCCAAGAAACTTGCTATCGACAATCGTTTGCCTAGAGCAGACCGTTATGACCTCTACTTGAGGAACTTTGATGGCATGGTAGAAGTTCTTGGTTGGATGCAAGACCCAACTGCTGATATGAATGACTATCGAGGAAGAGAAATGCTCTTTCCTAAACGATGGATTACTATCGGTGTTTTATCAGGAGATACAAAAGTCCATGTATAGAGTAACCTATTATTTCAACAGTTCAAGTGCCGTTGCTTCTAAAGAGTTTCAAAGCCTTCAAGAAGCAACTGACTTTTCTATTAAACAACCAATCAATTCAATTATAGAAATTAAATATTATGGCGATAAAACTAATAACATTCAAAACGAACCAAACCTTAATCGGTGAAGTTGTAAGTGATACTGCTACACACATCACATTAAAACAACCTGTACAAGTTGTTATACAACCAACTAAAGAAGGTCCTATGATGGGATTTTCACCTTACTTAGAATTTGCCGAAGAATTCAAAACAGGCATTTCATTACCTAAGGATAACATTCAATGTGTTACAACACCAATGAGTGAGTTAACAAATCAATACAACCAAGTCTTTGGCAGCGGTATTCAAATTGCCTCAGTCATTCCAAAATTCTGATATAATGATTGAATGAAATATTACACAAATGTTGCCTCTGTTGGCAACAATATTCTTTATCGTGGAGTAAAAGATGGCCGGCGTGTTAAGTTAAAAATTGCTTACACGCCGACTTTGTTTTTGCCTTCTAAAAAACAAACCAAGTTCACATCATTAGATGGTGAACACCTTGAACCTATGAAGTTTGAATCTATCCGTGAGGCTAGAGATTTTGTCAAGCGTTATGATGGTGTTGAGAATTTCAAAATCTATGGTAACAACAGTTATGCCTATGCGTTTATTGCTGATGAACAAAAAGGTATGGTTGACTGGAAGATTGAAGATTTATCTATTGCAGTAATAGATATTGAGGTTGGTTCTGAGAATGGTTTCCCTGACCCATATCTTGCAAATGAGCCAATCACCGCAATTTGTATTAAGTATCTCAATGGTCAAACAGTTGTGTTTGGTTGTGGTGATTATGAGTTGCGTGGTGATGAGACATATGTTAAGTGTGATGATGAGTTTCAACTATGCAAAAAGTTTCTACGATTCTGGGAAGAGAATTGTCCTGATGTAATTTCAGGTTGGAACATTAAGTTCTTTGATATTCCATATCTCGTAAATCGTTTCAATAAGATTCTTGGTGAAGATGATACACGAAAACTATCACCGTGGAACTTCATTAGTAGTCGCAAGGCTGTTGTAAACAACCGTGAGTTGACTGCATATGAATTCGTTGGCGTATCTACACTAGACTATATTGAATTGTACAGATGGTATGCGCCAGGTGGTAAGTCACAAGAGTCGTATAGACTTGATGCTATTGCACAAGTAGAACTTGGTGAAGGTAAGATTTCATATGATGAGTTTGATAATCTTCATGCATTGTACCGATTGAATCATCAAAAGTTTATTGAATACAACATCAAAGACGTTGAGTTGATTTTCAAACTTGAAGCGAAACTGAAACTGATTGAACTTGGTTTGACTTTGGCATATGATACCAAAACTAACTATGAAGATATCTTTGCACAAACAAGAATGTGGGATGCTCTAATCTATAACTACTTGTTAGAGAAGAACATTGTTATTCCACCTAAAGAAGAAAAACATAAGTCATCGGCATTTGAAGGTGCATATGTTAAAGTTCCACAGGTTGGACTACATAATTATGTGGCATCATTTGACTTGAACAGTTTGTACCCACACTTGATGATGCAATACAATATTTCAACAGAGACTTTGGTTGAAACTTCTGATTACACACCAGAAATGCGTGAAGTGATTATGAGTGGTATTACTGTAGACAAAATGTTAGATAAAGAAGTCGATACTTCTAAACTAAAAGATGTTACAATCACGCCAAATGGTCAATTCTTCCGTACTGACAAACAAGGTTTCTTACCTAAGATGTTGGAAGAAATGTATGTTGACAGAAGTAAGTTTAAGAAGATGATGATTCAGGCCAAGAAAGACTATGAAGTTGAAACTGACCTGAACAAAAAGAAAGAATTGAAAAACAAGATTGCTCGTTATGACAATCTACAATTAGCAAAGAAAGTTTCTTTGAATTCGGCATACGGTGCATTAGGTTCACAGTATTTCCGATTCTATGATTTGAGAATGGCACTTGCAGTTACCCTTGCGGGTCAATTATCTATTCGGTGGATTGAAAAGAAACTTAATGACTATCTGAATAAATTATTAAAGACAGATGAAGATTATGTTATCGCCTCAGACACAGATTCGATTTATCTCCGGCTTGGTCCACTTGTTAACAAGGTGTATTCTGAGAAGACAGATATTAATCAAATTATCGCCTTCATGGACCGTGTCTGTGAAGATAAAATCCAACCTTATATCGACCAAAGTTATCAGGAACTTGCTTCGTATGTTCATGCATATGACCAGAAAATGCAAATGAAACGTGAAGCATTGGCGAACAAAGGTATTTGGACTGCCAAGAAACGATACATTCTAAACATCTATAACAATGAGGGTGTTCAATATAAAGAACCACAGATGAAAGTTATGGGTCTTGAAATGATTAAGTCATCCACACCTGCGGCTATCCGTGAAAAGATGAGACAATCAATTAAGATTATGATTAATGGCACACAAGAAGACATTCATACTTTTATTGAAGACTTTAGAAATGAATTTAAGAAGTTACCACCAGAAGACATTTCGTTTCCCCGTGGTCTCAATGGTTTGAAAGAATACTCTGATTCTGTTACTCTATATAAAAAAGGTACACCGATTCATGTTAAGGGTGCAATTCTATACAATCACTATTTGAAACAGAAGAATTTGACAAAGACTTACCCTCTTATCCAAGAAGGTGAGAAACTTAAATTCACATATCTCAAACAACCTAACCCATTCAAGGATATGGTTATCTCTTTCCCAAGTAGATTACCAAAAGAATTTGAATTGCAACCTTATGTTGACTATGATATGCAATTCGACAAGGCATTCCTTGAACCTATCAAAGTGATTTTAGATTGTATGAATTGGACAACTGAGAAACAAAATTCATTGGAGAGTTTCTTTGGATAATATTCGTATCATTAAAACTGGTATCAATGTTTCTAAAATAGTGAGACAGTTGGAGAAATATCCTGAAGATTGGGGTGGTCAAAAAGGCCTTGATAATGCAGAACAAATTGATCCGGATTTCCATAAAATTTACGCTGGTGTATTGCAGTTAGTAATGGGTGCAATAACAAAGCCAGGTGAAATGGTTTACAATACAGAAATTTGTATTAAAACTCCTGCACATGATAGGCACAGCGAAGTTATTGGATTTATTAAAAGGCATTTTCATGCTTATCGTAGATGTGGTTTTCTATCTTTACCGGCTGGTGAAATAGTTGGTCAACATATAGACCAAGGAACTTATTATCAAACGAAAGATAGATATCATTTATCAATTCAAGGTCGTTATGATTATACTGTTGGTGGTGAAACAGTTACAGTAGAACCAGGTACTTTACTTTGGTTCAATAATAAATTGAT